TCCGAGGAACAATTCCGTACAGAGTTTGAATGTGAGTTTTTAGGTTCGGTAAATACACTGATTCATCATAAAAAACTAAAAACGATGACGTTCGACACACCAATCAAGAAAACTGATGAAGGTTTATATGTGTATCAAGGTCCAAAGAAAGACCGGACATACTTCATGACGGTAGATACTTCAAGAGGTCTTGGTCAGGATTACCATGCGTTTGTGGTTATCGACGCGACCGAATCCCCATATGAAGTTGTTGCTACATTTAGAAACAATACCATGCCTCCACTTCTATATCCCGAGGTCATCTATCGTGTCGCAAAGGAATATAACGAAGCTCAGGTTTTGGTGGAACTCAACGACATCGGGCAACAAGTTGCCGATATTCTTCGTCAGGATTTAGAATACGAGAACATGCTTTCGACATCCATGAAAGGTCGAGCGGGTCAGGTTCTCGGTGAAGGGTTCGGTCAACAGGTTTCATATGGTGTGAAAACTACTGCACCATTAAAGAAAATTGGTTGTGCCGCCTTGAAGAGTTTTATAGAAACTGATAAGTTACTTACGAGAGACTACAATATCCTAGAAGAACTCATCAATTTCATATCAGTTCGCAACAGTTATGAAGCAGATCCAGGCCACAATGATGACTTGGTTATGTGTCTGGTTTTATTTGCATGGATGACAACCCAGAAATACTTTCAAGAATCGTTCGATCGTGACCTTCGTAAACAGTTGTATGAGGATGAAATGAAAAAAATCGAAGAGGAAATCATGCCTTTTGGGTTTATAAATGATGGTTTAAATGATGATGTAATCATCGACAAAGACGGAACCATTTGGTATTGAAAAACACATTTTTATAAATACCAGTGTAAATCAAATTAATTGAATATATCTTTTTTATAAATATCAATACTAAAGGTATTCCACAAGGAGAAGAACATGGCATTTCAAGTAAGTCCTGGCGTTCAAGTAAAAGAACTTGACCTTACAACAATCATCCCAACAATTGCCACAACACCTGCTGGTTTTGTCGGTCTTTTTGAATGGGGTCCAGCAAACGAAGTCGTAAGCATCTCTTCAGAGAACGAACTCAGATCTGTTTTCGGTCTTCCAAACGACGTAAATGCTAAGTGGTGGTTTACCGCTTCTAGCTTCCTTCGTTACGGTAGTAACCTTCAAACCGTTCGGGCCGAGAGTGCGGATGCTAGATTAGCAGGTGTTGCTGGTGGTCAAGAAGATGGTTTCCCAATTCCATTCGACATCACTTCACAAACCACAGGTGGTCCGTGGGCAAATTCTGACTTTGCTAGCAGTGGATCTTTTATGGCTCGCTACCCAGGTTCAATCGGTAACAGTATTGGTGTTGCTGTTTGGGATGCTGCTGCAGTGCTTACTGATGCAGTTGATGGTGGTAATTTCTCTGATTGGGGTCCAACCGAGGCAAAAAAGGGTCTTTGGGCAAGTTACATCGCCGGTGGTACGCCAGATACATCACAAGATGCACAGAACCGCGTAGGTGAAGGACATACATTCAACGATGAACTACACATCATCGTATATGATGCTGACGGTAACTTAACAGGTACACAGTATACACCACTCGAAATTTACGAAGGTGTTTCAAAGGCTGTTGATGCGAAACTTTCAGATGGTTCAACCAACTACTATAGAGCAAGAATCAACAACCAGTCAAACTGGATTCTTGCTGCTAGATCAATTCCATCTGGTACAAGCGTAAATGGGTTCGAAAAGACCATCAACCAAGTATGGGCATCAGGAGAAGGTGGTGTCGAAGGTGCATTCGATGCCTTCTTCGAAGTCGATTCGACTACAACCAGAATTGCCATGGGAATCACACTCTCAACACCTGAAGGATTTACTGCTTCAGCTGTTGGTAAATCAATCTATGCTTGGGAAGGTGGTACTTTATCCGAGGCTATAATCTACGAAATCACCACCGCAGCAACTGGTAACACATACCAAGAAATCGTGGTTTCACTCGCAAATGATGGAACTGAAGGATATGGATTTACTCTAGGTGCTACATTCGCCGCGTTTACCCCATCAGCAAGTGCAGGATTCACAGGTGAAATTGGTGGACCAGAGGAGAAATTCACCCTTTCAACAGTCGCGCTTGGTTCTGGACTCCGCAACGGTAAGATGTTTACTGGTGGTGTTTCAGAAGGTGACGTTGGTGGAAACGGATCCGAGACTGCGATTCAACAACAATATGTTGATCAATTCGAAACTGCTTCAACCGACGTATCAGTTCTTATCGCTGGTCCAGCAGACACCACACTCGCAAGTAGACTGGTTGATATTGCCGAAACCCGTAAAGACTGCGTAGTTGCAATCTCACCAGAACTCGACGACGTAAACCAAACAAGTGGACAAGCTGATGCCGTTCTTGCTTACAGAGATGCAATCAACCCTAAGAGTTCATACGCAATCATGGACACTGGTTGGAAGGTTGTTTACGACCAATATAGAGACACATATAGAAGTGTTCCTCTAAACGGTGACATCGCTGGTCTTATTGTTCGTACCGACGAAGACAGTGAACCTTGGTTCTCACCTGCCGGTTTCAACCGTGGTAGACTTCGCAACGTTGTGAAACTCTACTACAGCCCAGGCAAGACTGATAGAGACAAGCTCTACGTCAAGGGTGTTAATCCAGTCGTAAACTTCGAGAACGAAGGAATCGTCCTCTATGGTGACAAGACCATGCAGGCGAAACCATCTGCTCTTGACCGTATCAACATCCGTAGACTCTTCAACATTCTTGAGAAGTCAATCGCAACTGCTGCTAACTTCTCACTCTTCGAGTTCAACGATGAGTTCACAAGAGCTTCCTTTAGAAACCTCGTCGAACCATTCCTTCGCGATGTTCAGTCACGCCGAGGAATCACCGACTTCAAGGTTGTTTGTGACGAAACTAACAACACACCATCTGTGATCGACAGAAACGAGTTTGTTGCCGACATTTATGTGAAACCAGCTAGATCAATCAACTTCATAACTCTTAACTTCGTCCTCACACCAACTGGTGTAGACTTCACAGAAATTGGTGCTTGATATTATAAATAACCAAGTAAGCAAATCAAACAGGAGTAACAAATGGCTTCACTAAAAGTAGATAAACTCAGATCGGCTATCAGAGGTGGTGTTAGAAGTAACCTCTTCGAAGTAACACTCACACCTCCAGTCATCGCAGGCGTTGATTTCTCAGCTCTTCGTGAGGAAAACTTCACCTTCCTTGTAAGATCAGGACAGATTCCTGCACTGAACCTTACACCAATCGAAGTACCTTTCCGTGGTTCAAGACTTAAGATCCCAGGCGACAGATCGTTCGAACCTTGGACAATGACAGTCTATAACGACGACAAGATGCTTTACAGAAGTTTGTTCGAGAGATGGCAAAACGCCATTAAGGGTTCAGTGTCAAACGTTGCTGTTGAAAACTACGAGAGTATCTTCGGTACAATCGGTGTTCGTCAACTCAACCAACAGGGTGAACCAGTACGTCCAGGCGGTAACGAACTCAGTGGACAGTGGACTCTCCACGACTGCTGGCCTTCAGACATCGCCGCTATTGATCTCTCAAGTGACAACGAGAATGCAGTTTCTGACTTCACCGTCACTTGGCAGTACCAGTACTGGACACACGCACCGTTCACCGACGACCAGAACGCCAACTGATTTATTGTTTTAGAATGAAGGAAGTGATATGCCTGATTTATTTGGATTCTCTTTCGGGAGAAACAGTAAGAAAGTTTTAGACGATACCGTCAAAAAACCTGACGGGACATTAGTAAACCCATCGTTCGTGCCACCTGACATGGACGATGGGTCTGCTATTGTCGGCGGTGGAGGATACTTTGGCCAATATCTTGACATGGACGGAGCAATTCGTTCAGACAATGATCTGATCATGAAGTATCGTTCTATGGCTATGCACTCAGAGATTGAGATGGCCGTAGAAGATATTCTCAACGAAGCGATTGTGTATGAAGTAGATTACCCCGCAGTCAAACTTAGACTTGAACAACTTGAAGTTTCGGATTCAATAAAGAGAAGAATGGAAGAAGAATTTGAAACCGTTCTGAAACTCTTGAATTTTACAAATCGAGGATATGATATTTTCCGAAGATGGTATATTGAAGGAAGACTATATTATCACTTGATTGTTGACAAGAAGAACCCAAAGAAGGGTATTGTAGAACTTCGAGCAGTTGATCCAATCAAAATGAAGAAGATCAAACAAGTCTACAAGAAAAAAGATGAAAGAACTCAAGTTGAAATGGTAACAAAAGTAGATGACTTCTTTATCTACTTTGATAAGGCTTACATTGACAAATATGGAACAGGTCTACAGATCATCAATACACAGGGTGTAGAAGGTCTGAAGATTTCAACAGAAGCTGTTTGTTACGTTCCATCTGGTCTATATGATTTCGAGAACAAACGAGTCATTGGTTATCTTCATAAAGCAATCAAACCACTCAATCAACTTCGAATGATTGAAGATGCGGTAGTCATTTATCGCATCTCAAGAGCTCCAGAAAGACGAATCTTTTATATCGACGTAGGTTCTCTTCCGAAGACAAAGGCAGAACAGTATCTTCGTGAGATCATGAATAAGTATCGCAACAAGTTAGTTTACGATGCTTCTACAGGTGAGATTCGAGACGACCGTAGGCACATGTCAATGCTTGAAGACTTCTGGCTTCCTCGTCGTGAAGGTGGTCGGGGTACAGAAATTCAAACACTGGACGGTGGCCAGAATCTCGGTGAAATGGAAGATGTAGATTACTTCAAGAAGAAACTCTACCGTTCATTGAATGTTCCAATCACTCGACTTGAACCAGACACTGGATTCAATCTTGGTCGTGCATCTGAAATCACCAGAGACGAATTGAAGTTTGGTAAATTCATTGACAAACTTCGTGCTTCATTTTCTCAACTGTTTGTAAATCTTCTTCGCACTCAATTACTTCTCAAGGGTGTTATGCGAGAAGAAGAGTGGAAGGATATCGAACAAGACATCCGCTTTGACTTCAACCGCGATTCATATTTTACAGAACTCAAGAACACAGAAATAATGAAAGAACGTCTTGAGTTAATTCGTGAAATGGAAGAACATATCGGTACTTACTTCTCAAGAAACTTCGTCAAGAAGAACATTCTCCATCAATCTGAAAAGGAAATTTTAGAAATGGAGAAAGAAATTGAAAAGGAAACCAAGGAAGGTGATATAGATATGAGTGGCGGAATGGAAGATCAACAACAACCTCCGCCAAGGAGATAATAAATGGCCTCAGCAAACTACGATATTTCCCATGAACAAGGCACAGACTTTGTTCTGAATATCAATTATTACGACGACACAGGAACTCCAATAGATATGACCCAGAATTACTGGGCTAAATTGGATGTTCGTGGTCAAAGATACGAACTTGATACTTCAGATACTTCCTTGAAAATTCGATTTTCCACAAACAATGACCACGGATACACTGGTTATAGTGGTGAAACATACTATGGATTCGGTGGAACATGGGCTAAAAAGATAGGTCATATCTCTCTGGATGGTGAATATGTTTAT